ATAAAAATCATTTTATCCTACCTTAATGCTAACAGTGCTTGCGCATCTGCGGCTATTTGACGTGCTTTGTTTGCTTCTATATCGCTTAATCCCTGTTGGTAATTAGCAAGACCTTGTTCTCCTGCTAGGTCATAACCCCTTTGCTGAGAGGCTAGATCCGTTTTGGCATAACTTAAGTTTCTAGCTCTATCACTAGCATACTGGTTAAGAGCTCTATTATATAGACCAGATCTAACGCCTATCCCTTTAAGTCCACGTCTGCCATAAGATGCAGTAAGCTTTGGAACTTCCCCTAAACCACCAGCAGAAGTAGTTTTAAAAGCAGATTCTTCAAGTTGTGTAATTGGACGCTGACCTTGGATTTCTGCAAGGTACTTTTGGTATGCATTAAGGGCGGCCTGATTAGCATAAGATTGAGAAAGATTTCTTCTTTGTTGTTCAAATAGACTTAAGTCATATGCCACAATAATTACCTCTTATTATAATGTAAAAAATTTTCCTATTACCATTTGCCAATTGGGCAGGTAGCGTACTTTAATTTAACTTTAGCTTTCATAATACAACCACATTGCTTGCACTGGGTAGTTGGTTTAATAAACTCTGGGCATTCCATACATAAAGAATATCTAGTGCTTTCTTCTTCATCATTAGCATATTCAGTGTTTGGGTTTAAAAAATCCCAGGGTCTCGTTACTCCTATTTTAGCCTTGTAATCCTTCCAAGCTGACATCTTGTTCCTCCGTTAATTTAAATTCTGTACCATCCCAAATCATACCTAATTGTAGCATATTTATCTGTTCTTCTTTAACAGGGATAATTGTTGGGTTTGAGTTCATGCCGGCAATTAAAGGTTCAAAAGATTTAGCCACCCCTAAAACACCAGTAAATTCACCATCTACTACACATGCAAAAAAATCAAATTGACTCATTGTATTCTCCTTCTATTATACGTAACATCTTGGACCACCTGTATTATACCAGTCTCCTTGGTAATATGTATTTCCTGCTACGGAAGAGCAATCACATCCTTGGCATTCACCACCGCAATTAGGTCCTGATCCACCAGCTGCCCCGCAGAGACCAGTATAGGTTATTCCATTACGCGCTTGACGTACACAGGTATATTCAGGTCCTCTAGGGCAGAAGCATCGAGTATCAGTTACTGAGAAACCTCTGCAGCATGTGCAGTTTGGCAATGGCACATATCCACAATATCCTACTACCTCTCCTACTGGTGAAAGAAAGCTACCACAACTTCCATCAGCAAGTCTATAGTTTAATTGAGTACCAACGCATGCATTCTCTAAGAATGTTCCGTATGCTGCACAAACAACTGGAGGTTGATATCCACATTGAGGACTATTGTATTCTAGTATTTCGTTATACGTGCCACCACTGCCATCAGCACGTAAGTTAAAGAGAGTAGTACCACTGCATTGGTTTGCTGCAATGAGTGTGCCATACGGAGGATAAACTGGTGGAGCAAACGGAGTAACAGCATTTGATGGAGCTGTAGTTGCAGTTTGAATTCCATAACTAGTTGTCCCAAATACTGTAAAAGTGTAAGACGTTCCATTTGTTAAACCAGCTACTTCAATTGGTGACCCTGCAGCAACACCAGTAAATCCACCTGGTGAAGAAACAGCAGTATAAGATATAGTTTCTTTACCAATAAAGGATGGAGGAGTAAAGGTAACAACTGCTCGAGTGTTTCCAGCCGTGGCTGTACCAATTACTGGATTCCCTGGAGTAGAACCTCCGCTGTCAATAAATCCAAGAATAGGCATTACGAGCTCAAGTCTCCTAAGAGTATCCAAGTATTTGCAGCTCTTTTAATTAAAACAGCACTTGTCCATATACCACGTGTTCTACCATTTGCAGGGTTTGAATTTAATGTGACACCACCAATTGGAACAAATGATATTTGTCCTGCGCCAGTTTGAATAAATGTTATTTGTGTGCCAATTGGAAAATCTACAGAAGTATCAAGTGGGATTGTTACGCTAACTAAAGATGGAGCGTTAAATTCTAATAGTTTACCATCATCTGTTAATACTAAAACATAGTTGGCAACTAAGGGATTTATAGCTAAATGGAAAACAACGTTGCCTTGTACTAAGGCACCATTAGTTGGAGCTGTAAGTCCAGGCACTGATCCTATTGTAAGGGTTGATGCAAGAGCTGTACCAATATTAGGTGTTCCAGTTAAAACTATAGATCCTTCAAGTTTATCGCCTGTTACGTTGCCATTAGCAATTAGTGCACTAGTAATAGCACCAGGAGCAATAGTTGTAGTTCCTATTACTCCTGTTCCATAGTTTTGACCATTCTGTAATTGTGTTACAAAGTTTGCTATTGATGTATTGTTTGAGTTGTGTTGATTGGCAACAACTGGTTGCCCAACCTCAAACACAAACGGGATATTGATTGGTACAGCCATTGTTAAGTACTCCTAATCTTTCTTCTTTTATATTTGTAAGCTATTGAATTTAATCCCCATTTTCTACCTGGGTATTCATCTTGATATGTTGCTTCATCTGGACCTAAGAATTGCAATTGTATTGCATAACCTCTTCCAAGTGGTGAAACACCTTTTCTTTTAAGGGCTGCGCCCTCTGTAGTAAAACCATACGTTGCAGAATTGGGATCTAATGGCACAGGTGGTGGATCTGCTACATATACTTCACCAGGATTAGATACCGTAGAATATACTGTACCACTAGATGTAGGTGACAAGAACATACTTACAGTTCCACCAATTGGTGTAGATTCATCATAGTTTTTATAACGATTTAATCTAACAATTGTATTACTACCTACATCTTTAAATACAAAGTAAGGACGAATAAAAGTTTTTAACTGTGCGTATGTTGCATCGCTAAACCAAGACGTAGTGTAATATGATGGAAATCTTCCATTAAAACCTTCGCCTGGTGCTATATCGTCAGTAATATTATTATAATCGTCTACATAATAAACATATGGAAAATCATCATCTTGACCTATCATTAAATAATATGGTGTGTCGTCAGCTGTTCTCCAATCGCAACCAGAAAGTAATGCAAAACCAGCTACACCTGCAGGTACTTCAGCTTCAAATGAAGGTGCAGTTTGGAACATTGAATAAGCACCATTTGGTCCAATAGTTGCATCAAATATTAAATTAACAGATGCATAAGCTGGTGGTGCTCCTTGAGTATTTGGACGGTATGGCAATGACACCCAAACTCTTTGACGCACAAATGAAAGCGTTATAGTACTAGTTGCAGTAGGATTAACTTCATTATTAATAATAATTGGTCTTATGCGTTCGAAGATATCTTGTACTCCATTGCGATTATAAAAGAATAATCCTTGCGGCCAGTCAAAGAAATACACTCCACCGTTGCCAGCAACAGCTTGTTGTGGTGTATCAATACCTACGTTGGTTGATACTTCTACAAGTTGGAATGAGTCAGCATCATATCCCATGAGAAGATAAACAGCTTTTTGTTTAAATATTAATAATTGTCCATCAACTATTTGAATACCACGTATACCATCTCCGCCTGCAATAATGTCTATGTAGTCATCTTGAAACCAGTTCTCTGGTGAACTTTCATGCGACCAACGAAGTCTATTAGGATATGCAGTTAGTGTAGGAGTTGCATCACTATTATATTCTTTTGTATTAGCTACGAATAATTTATTAGCGTGAGCAATTGTTAATTCTGCGCGAGGCATATAACCACCAGTTGGGAGTTGATATGGCTGCCATGTTGGACCAGATGCAGTTAGTAAAGTTGCGTAGGTGTCGCCTACTTTCCACTTGTACATGTTTGGTGCATCTTTACCTAATGCAATATAAAGGGTATCTTCCCACTGTGTAAATGATGCACCGTTTAAAGATTTAACATTCAATGGAGTTAATGATGCGCTATTTAAATAACTAAAGTTATCACCAGAAGAAAAATAAACTCTACCATCATAAGAACCAGTTACTTGATAACCAGTTGATAACATTATTTGTGGAGCTGATAAAAATTTATAATTATAACTTGTTTTAGGATTCCATGTTCCATCAAATGCTATTGCATTAGGATTTTTTGTTTGAAAGCCGGCACGGGAAAACACACCACCACGTGGGTCAATCTCTACGTTAAGCATTCCTGGTGATTCATTAGTCTTTAATTGGAATTGGTCAGCACGAAAGTTAAGCCCACCGGTAAAGTTAAAAGCTTCTTGTACTATAATGTTAGCCATTATTTACCAGGCTGTTCCGTATGCGGGACCATTGCCTGCACCTGGGGATACCCTTATTCCTGGACCCAACCCATAACCATTTCCACTAAGTTGTAATCCACCAGAATAAACTATTGGTTGATTACTAGATGGCGCTGTTAAATAATCCTGATAGTTCTTTAAGTTTGTAGCAAACTGTTCTCTATAAACTCTTGACATTTCAGCATCTTCTTGGAACTGATAGATACGCGACATTGTATAGGCAATTAAGCATGCTTGCAATTCGTTGTCTAAGTCTACAAACGCAGTACTGTTTGGATTATTTTGGTTAGCATCGGACAGCCAATTTAAGTTTGGTTGACGGTATCCTCTGATCTGCAATAAGTATGTTTGGTTTGGGCGCGGCCATAAGTACAATGAATTTGAATATAAAGAGAAATAAGCTGGAATATTAACTTGATTATTAGAACCTATCCAAATTCTTTCAGCTTGATGTTGACTAATATAAATTAACTCAAGACCAAAACCAGAATACTCTTCAGTTCCCTGTATAGCAATAACATTAGTTAATTCTTTAATACCAGGAATTGGTGTAAGCTCACCAGTACTAGGGTCTTCATATGTGTACCCTTCCATGCTATATACTGCGTCATAGTCTACAATAGATATTGGTGCATATGAGTTTGTAACAGTAAATACTTCTTCATCACCAAATATTAATGGAGTTCCTTCAGTTACTGTAGTAGTATAGTTCGCTTCAAACCAAGGCCAACGAGTTTCAGAATCTACAATTGTTTGAAAACCTTCTTTAATAAATTGTACTACTAGGTCTTGGCTAATGTCATCAGTGTTTTCATTCGGGCCAATCGATAGCTGAGAAAGGTTCTCAAGCAGTGATATTAAATTAAAACAATTTAAACCACCCATTGGGTCTATTGCCATATTAAATTCCTATTCTTTAGACTTTGCTTCTTTTTCCATTCGCTTAAGATGACCAATACAGAAGTCTGTTCCTTTAGCTTTAGGTGCGCGGCATCTCTCTTCTTTAAGATTAAAACCAATACAAGTAGGCATTGCAGCAACATACTCAATACCAGAAGGTGGAGCAAGTTCAGTATTAGATTGAATAAAGCTAGGCATAATGCTTGCAACATCTTGTCCAGCCTTTGGAGAATTATACATCTCACATCCTGCTGGAACTTGACTTGTAAATACTGGTTGTCTTGTCATATGTTTAATCCTTCGTTCATATTTTGTTCTCTATATACTATATAAAATTTTTCATTAAAAGGAAATAGCTGGCACTAAGAGGGTTGCCCGAAGGATGAACAACCTTTCAACTCTTAGCACCAGCTAAACCTATTTTAACTAGCCGAAGCTAATTAAGTGTATTATACGTCAGCCGACAAGTAGCCTTGACGTGAACGGTTGGAGCAGGTAAGCTGACCGTAGGCCAATACGATGGCGTAACGAGCGTCTTTCTGCGCAACTGTACCCTGCTGGAATGGAGTACTGGTGAACCAGTGACCATTCATACCAGTAAGCTTGAGGTACTTCGTATTGAGGAAGTACATCGATGCGTTGGATGACTGGTTGCCCGGCATTGCCAAGTCGTAAACGACTGGGGTCTGCTTGAACATCAAGTTTTGGAATCCAGCATTTGCTTTTGCAACGTCCTGGTAACGTACGTTTGGTGTCAACAGAGACTCATACTTGCTGAACAATGGCTCAGTTGTTATGATGATATCTGGTGTGTCGTTACCCTTCGATGCATTGTTGTACACGTTTGCCATGTTAACAAGGCTCAAAGTTGCGTTTTGTATTCCTGCTGGAATGGTTGGGTTCCACCATGTTTCAGTTGCTGCGTCAATGCCACCAATTTCGGTGTTTAATGAACCAGCGAAACCGCCGATACCATTAAACTCGAGTGGGTTGGTTGTACCGTCGTTCGAGCTAAGGAGCTGGTCGTTGACGAGCTTCTTGATCGACATTTCGGCTTGCATAATTTTAGCATTCAACAACTTGATGATTGCTTCTGTTCCACGGTTCTTGGCTTCTTCGATACCGCTGATTGCAATGGATGCAGCAATCTGCTTCCAGTTGTAAATAGCAGCTGTGATGCCTTCTTGTGGTGTGAGCAAGATGTTATCGTAGTCAGCGTACGATGCAGCAGTTGTGTTTTCCTCATAGAGTACTGGCTCAACTATCTGGGTTCCGCCTTCTTCCATAACAACTCTTCCACCTTGATTCATGTGGTTCAAGAGCACGAGGTCCTTGAATATGTTGTCAACCAGCGTTGGCTGGTAGTTTTGTAGTGTCGTAGAAAACAGTGCATTGTAATCTACGGACTGCACGTTTGGTGAAGTCATTTTATTCTCCTTGTAATG